GTCAACTTTTTCTCTCCCTGTTCGGTCCATCGCTGCAGGCCAGGCCCCGGATCCAGGTCATGACGTATGCTGACCACCGTGGAGACAACTCAGAGTGACGGCGCCCGATGAGCGACAAGGCGTACTGGTGCTCATTGGCCGGTTGTGAGCTCTCTGACCCGGAATGGTCGATCCTCCGGGAAGGTGACGCCGTCCGCGCCTGGGCCTGCGGTGGGGATCACTTGCATGAACTGCTCATCGCTCTGATGGTCGGGCGCCCAGATGACCAGCGGTTCATTGTCACGATGGCCGCCAGTGCCTAGGCGTCCGGTGCCGCTCAAGGTCCGCACCTATATCTGCCAGGAATGCAAGCAACCCAAGGCGACTGAGCCGGGGGCCCGCGGCAAGCTGCCGACGATGTGCCCGGACTGCAAGATCCGGATCCGTACACCGCCGTCCGTGCTGGAGCAGGTAGAGCTACGGCCGATGGGGCTGATCCGTACGCCGTTCAACTCCGCCCCGGACCGGGCGCCGTTGCCTGAGCCGGATCCGGCGGCGCCACCGGTGGACGTCGGCCCCGGCCTGCTGACCCGCTCGATCACCGCTGAGCTGGCCACCATGCGCAGCACCAGTCCGATGGCCCAGACGCTCAAGGCCAGCGCCATCCTGGTGGCCCAGGCCGCCGACGCCGTGCCGGTGGAGGATCTAAAGCAGAAGATGCTGGCGATCAAGGAACTGCGATCGATCATCGAGCAACTGACCAAGACGGCGGGGGGTGAAGACGACGATGACGCTGATGGTCCCTTCGGTTCAAGCGCTCCCGCGGTGGTCCACCAGGCGACGGCCTGAGCGTCCGACCTACGGCCCGTACTGGGGCAAGGTGGCGGCCGCGCTGGGCCAGCCGTACATGCCCTGGCAGCAGCTGGTGGCCGACATCGCCGGGGAGGTCGATCACCAGGGCCGGCTCTGCTACCGCAAGGTGGTGGTCACCGTCCCACGCCAGTCCGGCAAGACAACGCTCATCCTGTCGGTGGTGGCTGGCCGGGCCGAGGCCGGTCCGCGGTTCGGCGGCCGCCAGCACATGGTCTATGCCGCCCAGACGCGGGAGGACGCCCGGCGTAAGTGGCTGGAGGAATACGTCCCGGTGCTGGAGGCGGCTAAGGCGACGCGCGGCCGGTTCAAGAAACGGATCGCCAACGGGTCGGAGAAGCTGACCTTCTGGTCCAGCGGTTCGACGTTCGGGCCGATCGCCACCAAGGACACGTCCGGGCACGGCCAGGTGCTGGATTTCGGGTGCTTGGATGAGACGTTCGCCCAGCAGTCAGACTCGGTCGAGATGGCCTGGGAGCCGGCCACCGTCACCAGGCCGATGGCCCAGCTCTGGTTCCCCAGCACCGCCGGGGACTCCAGCTCCACCTACTTCCGGGCGATGTGCGATGCCGGGATCAAGGCCACCCAGGACGACCGTGGCACCGGGATCGCTTACATCGAGTACAGCGCGCCGCCGGACTGCGACCCCTACGACGAGATGGTCTGGCGTCAGACCATGCCCGCGCTGGGGCTCACCCAGCCGATCGAGGCCATCCGGTCCATTGCCTACGGCGGGATGAAGCTGACCACCTGGAAACGCGCCTTCCTGAACATCTGGGTGGATAAGGTGTCGGCCGACGTCCTGACGGCGGACAAGTGGCGCCAGATCTGCGACGCCACCACGGTGCGCAAGACGCGCCCGGTGCTGACGATCGACGTCTCGGCCGACCGCAAGAATGCGACGATCGCCATGGGTGCGGCCACCCCGGACGGGATCCCGATGGTCCGGATCATCGACTACCGGCCCGGCACCGGCTGGGTGGTGGATCGCATCCTGGCGTTGCGTGAGCAGTACGACGTGGCCGCGGTGGTGATCGACGGGGCCGGACCGGCGAACTCCCTGATCAACGACCTGGCGGACGAGTACGTCACCGTGGAGGTGATGACGGCGCGCGACATGGCCGGGGCCTGCGGCGCGTTCTACGACGCGGTGGAGGATCTGAAACTGCGCCACTTCGGTGAGCCGGCCCTGGAGTTGGCGGTGGCCGGGGCCGAGAAACGGGAGCTGGGGGATGCCTGGGCCTGGACGCGGAAGGCCGCACTGGGGGAGACGCGCACGGACATCTCACCGTTGGTCGCCGTGACAATGGCACACTGGGGCCAGATCAAGTTCGGTGACGACGCATCAGAAGATTTCCCCGGCAGTTTCCGATGACAGTGAGGGTGACGTGAGCAGACTGGCTGACGCCTACAAGGCGTTCACCGGGCGAGCCGGCTCCCTTTCCGATCTGGCCGGCCAGGGATACGAGCGCCGCCCGTCAGCCTCTGGTCGATCGCCGGTCATCAATGACACCACCGCCAACCGGAACTCGGTGTGGTGGGCGTGCGGCCACCTGAGGGCCAATGTGTTCTCGTCCTTCCCCCTGGACGTGATCAAGCCCGGGGCGGACGGACTCACCTATCCGGTGAAGAATCCCGGCGTCCTGGTGGACGAACCATTTCCCGGCATCGACATCACGGAATTCCTGTACAACACAGAGCAGGATCTGTACCGGTTCGGCAACTCGGTCGGCCTGATCCACGCTCGGAACTCGTTCGGGTTGCCGGTCAGTGTGGAGCTGGTGCCGATGACCAGCGTCAGTGCCATCATGAACGGCCGGCAGATCCAGGCCTGGCGCATCGGGTCGGACGTCTACGACGTGCGCGACATCTGGCACCGCCGGCGCAACACCCGGTCCGGCCTGGCGCTGGGGCTGTCCACGCTGGCGGCCGCGGCCTGGGACCTGGGCTTGCACGCCTCGGCCACGGAGTTCGCCCTGGACTGGTTCGCTACCGGTGCCAACCCCAAGGGGTCGCTGCAGCACAACGAGCGCGGCACCATCCCCCCGGCTGAACGCCAGGCCGTCAAGGACGAGTTCCGCGACGCTACCGCCGGGGGCGACATCTTCGTGCACGGCAAGGCCTGGGACTGGACCCCAGCCCAACAGGACTCCGCCGGGGCTGGGTTCCTCGACACCCAGGCCGCCAGTGAGCGGGCCATCGCCCGGTACGCCGATGTGCCGGCGTCGATGGTGGACGTCGAGATCAGCACCGGGAACATCACCTACGCCAACATCACTCAGGCCAACTTGCAGTGGCTGATCACCAGCATCGGACCCGAGGCCCGGCGGACTGAACGGTTCTGGACCAGGTACGCCCTGCCCAAGCCGTGGACGCTCAAGCTCAACACTGATGCCCTGCTCCGGATGGATCCGGCCACCAGGGCCGACCTGATGGTGAAGCTCAAGACGGCGAACCTGCGGGTTCCGTCCGAACTGCGTGCGCTGGACAACCTGGCGCCGTACACCCCGGATCAGCTGGACGAGCTCAAGCTGTTCGCTGCCCTGGGTAAGCCTGCCCCCACCACGACACCTGCTCCCGTACCGGCCTGAAAGGCAGACCAATGGATCACCACGTCACCCGGGCCGAGGCCGCAGAGGCTCGCAAGCTGGGGATGCACGCGCGCGCTGACCGGCCTCGGGAGCGGTTCGCATCCCGGGAGTCCGGTGCCCCCCGCGGGTGGATGCCGCCGGTCCGGATCGCTCCGCAGATCGAGCACGCGGCCAAGGGTGGCTCCACCGCCGGCACTGTCCGGTTCGAAGGGTTCGCCTCGGTCACCGGCCAGTTCTACGACATGTACGACATGTTCGGCCCGTACAAGGAGAAGGTGCACGTCGGGTCGTTCGTCGAAACGCTGCAGACACCGGACCTGTCCACCCCACTGGTGCTCAACCACGACTCCCTGCGGCGCATGGCGCTCACCGGCAACGCTGTCAGTCCGCAGGAACTGACCGAGGTTCTGGACGGCGAGACGACCGGCCTTCATGTGGTGGCCCCGACGCTGCAGCTCTCGACCAAGTTCGCTGATCCCGACGTGGCCTACATCGTGCCCAAGCTGGAATCCGGCCTGGTGGACGAGATGTCGTTCAGGTTCATGATCACCGCCGGGGAATGGAACGACGCGTTCGACGAATTCCACATCCACTCCGTCGACATCCACCGCGGGGACACGTCGATCGTCGGTTACGGTGCCAACCCGTTGACGGCCGGCGGTGGCCTGCGGTCCAAGGGCGGCCTGTCCCCGGCGGCACGGATCGCCCTGGAGCTGGCCCGGGCCGAGGACAACCGCTACCGGGACTTG